AATCCATATCCATCTCTTCAGCTCCAGCTTCCATTTCTTCAGCTCCGGCTTCCATTTCAGCGCCAGCTTCTAATTCGTCTTCGTCCTCTAATTCTTCAGCTAACTTTGCAGAAAGCATGTTTTCGATTCGGGGAGCAAAGGCTTCTTGTAAAGCAATCTTAGCATTAGCTAAAGCAGTTTCTTTAACAGCTTTTGCGTCAGCAATTGCCTCTTTTAGCAAGTCTGATTTTGCCATTTTGTTTTCTCCTTAAATTTTGTTTTTGGAAATAAGATTATTATGAATCTTAATAGAAATTATAAATACTAGACACTATATAAAGGATAGCGTATTTTTCAATAAATATAGGTATGTTTGAAAAAACAGTAAAAAAGCCCTAACTTTTGTTAGGGCCTTGTAATTTTTTAATTAAAAAGAATTTAAATCTTTAATTCTTTGCATGAATTGTGCTGCTTGAAGTTGTCTACGTTTAGTTACACTCGGCTTTTCAAATTCTTTTCGATCTTTAGTTCTTTCTAGAATTCCGGATGATTTAACTTTTCTTTTCCATGCTTTTAATGCGAATGCTAAATCTTCTCTTTGATTGCCAATTACATTTACTGCTAACGGATTTCCTGCTACTGTGGTTTGGTGTTGTTTTTGTTTTTTATTCATATAACTAATTTAAATTTCTGGTTGTATTTTTTTCTTTGGTTGTCGAACATTAAATCTAAAATGTTTTAATTCCGGCATCTGTGATAAATATCCTTGTACTTTTTGTGCTTCTGATGATGGATCTTGTCCTAATCTAAAATACATATATACTACTTTACCTGATGGAGAAATTTTCTTATTAACTAAAGTAATTCCTTTTTTAGCCGTCCATTGTTGTATTTCATCTACTACTGCTTGTGCTGTCGATGGATCTCTTAATACAAATTCTACACCTCCTCGGTAATCTGTTATGTTATTAATTAATTGTGCTTCATCTAAATCTGCTTCAGTCATTGATTTCATTATCTGTGCAGTCTTTTCTAGTTCTTTATTATATGATGCTAATTCTTCTGTGTCAGGAACGAATTTTTTTGATTCACCTTGTTCAGTAATACCAAAAAACTCTTTATATAATTTTTTAAGGGCTTTCATCATTCTACCTATATTATAATAATAATACGTTAATTATCCAAATTATCCAACATCATAATATTTACGAAGGCCTTCAGCGATATCTTCATATGCTGCACTTAAACGTTGTTGAAGTTGGCTCATTTCTTTTGCTGTAGATTCAAATACTTTGTATGATTCGTTAAGGCCTTTCATGTGACGATTCACAGTAAGTTTATCAAACCATCCTTCATCTTGTAAAGCAATTGATTGAGCTTTTTCTACAATGTCACGCACGCGTTCTGTAAGTTCTTGTAAATTTCCTTTGCCATAAACTGATTCTCCCATTGCTGAGAAATTCTTTACAGCTTCCATAAAAGCTCGTTTTTCTTCTTTACTTAATTTTACTTGTTCATCACCATTAAGTGTTTCAAGAATATATGTTAAATTGCTTTTCATTATATTATCCTGCATTTACCATCTTCACATAAAATTGATGTAATGATGTCGTTTACTTTATTATATTTGTTATTTGGTATATTTTTATTTACTGATTCATTCATGCTCGTAGGACGCATAAAAGCCCCATGAGTAGAAGGATTTGAAACAAAGTCCCAACATATTAATTCAAAATCATCTTGTACTTCAACTACACCTTCACTGCGTAATTCTTTAACAGATCCTAAACCGCGAGATGAAATACCTAATGTAATACCTGCCTTAAATAATTCTTTAAGAATTTTACCAGATGGTGTATCTAAAATTTGAACTGCTCCCATTAAATCATCACCATTCCACCAAATCTTTAAAACGTTATGTGAAACGTTATTCAAGTTAACAATTGATGATTCTGGGTGATCTAGTTCTCCTAATGCTCGATGTTGATCAATATATTCTTTTTGATAACGTCCGCATTCTCTTTCTAAAATTTGTCTAGGATAAACTCTACCGTTTTGATTTTTAGCGCCAGCACGTTGTAATACACCTTGTACAACAAAGCCGCCAGGTATTCCATATGCAGCTCCGTTAGACTCATTTAATGAACCTACTGGTTTAAATGGAACGTATTCTACTAATAATTTTTTTGACATCATTTATTCTCCCAACGCTCTTACTCGCTCTGAAATTTTAATTAATCTTTCTGAAATCTTAGTTAATGCTTTTTGCGTACTAGATCCATAAGCAGATGCAGATATTCCTGATTCTGTTTTTAATCTCGTATTATAATTAACCAACATTTCGATTTCTTGTAATTTTTTAGCAAGATCCTTAATTGTATTTTTTACCTTCTTTTCCGGACTTAAATGTTTATCTTCTGTTGCAAAGCGTCGATATGATTCTATAAGTTCTTCATATTTACGATCCATCATCTCATAAACTCGAGATGATTTATCAGGTATGTTTGCAGTGCCATACGGCTGATTAGTAAACTTAACTGGATATTCTTGGTCCTTATTTGGCCATTTATCCATATCCGCAGAAAATGGAAATTTATCCTGAGACGTTTCCTCTGATGATTCAGGTGTTTGATGTATATCATCTTTCCATCTAAATGTTGGAGGAGTGTTTACTGATTCGTATTTAATTTTCTTTTTCTTTTTCTCATATTGAGCAGGTGTTAAAAAAGCACCTGGAGTATTATAGCCAGCAACTGCCGCAGTGACATTTTGTTCAGTCACATCAGCATCTTCAGCTTGTTCATCATTTTCTATTTCAATGAACTTTTCTTCCATTTCTCTCAAAAACGATCTCATTTATGAAGCTCCTTAAGTTCTCGAATTAAATCAAAATAACGTAATAAAGATAATACATGAGATTCTTTAATAGCTTTCATGTTTTCTACAGTACATAACATTTCTGAAAGTTTTTGGACTTTAATTTGTGTTGCTTTATCTGTAATAGATTTTGCTTGTGCTGATAAATCTTTTTTAATACGAGGTATGATAGTCTCTACATATTCTTTCAATGCTTTAGTATCATTAACATTTGTAATATATTTATTCAACAAATGTTTTTGTGATTCGTCTAATATAGAATATTTTTCATTGAATTTATCTACTAATAATTTATACGCTATTAAACGTACTTCTTTAGGTTGAGATTCAAATGTTTCAATTACTGAGTCTTTTTTTGTTACTTGAGGTTTTGATGTAATTAATGCATTTTCTAAAATAACATTTTTACATTCCAATAATTGTTTTGGATTATCTGTTTCTTGATATTCAAATATCATATAAATTGAAGCTAACGTTTTATAGTTATTGATATGAATTTTTGAAATATCATCAAAATTAAAACGTTCTGAAATTTCTTTTACTAGATTATATCTTTGACGTTTTAATACAGATTGATTTAATTTATCATGAGTAGATTTAACCGTACGGATATAATCTAATGCTTGAGCCTCACTTTTAAAATTTTCTTTTAGTAGTGCGTTATATAATTGTAATTCTTTTGATAACTCAGTATTTTTACCAAAATATTTTTTAATAATATCTACTGTTACAGATTTGTTCGAAGACAACGTCTCTGATGTTAACTTTCGCACTAACATTTCAAAAAGAATACCGGTATTCTTATATTTTGAATGTTTTAATTTTTTCATACTATACGATCGCTTTTTTATTTAATATAAATATAATGTTTCTTACAAAATGTTGTTTTCATCTAACATAGTGCCTTTGTCTAAATCATCCCTTTGTTGTTTTTGTGATTTTAATGATTCAAACAACAATTCAGGCTTTTTACCTTTAAAGTATTTCAATATGTTATGATTTTCGGTAGAAACTGGTCTTACTGCGCGATCCCATCTAGTATCAGGTTCAAATGTTGATTTTTGATTTTGTATGTTAAATGCTTGTTTCAATTCTTTTTTACCGGTCGGATCCCAACCTAGAGCATTTTTATGTTGTTCTGGTTTAATACCTTCTGGCGGTCTGCCTCCTAAATCTTTTTCTTCTACATCTTTACTTGACATATGAACTGTTGCTAAATCATGCGGTGTACCATATGATACTCCAGTCACTGCAGGATCATTGCCTTCTTGTTCAATTTGATTCTGACGGAAACGAAGTTTAAGATCTTCAACAATATCGGTACGCTCTTGCAACCATTGTTCTTCAGACATATTAAAGATATATTCGTAAATGTATCGGTCTGAAACTAATTTTGAATCTTTCATTGCATTAGCTAATGTAATCTTTTCATTCATTAATGCAACTTTTTGTTGATCATAAATTATAGATGGCGATGTTAATTCTAATTCAAAACCAACTAAATCTTCACCTTCAAAACCTTGTGCATATAAATGTATGATTGCAATTTTAGTTAATTCAGAAATAGTAATTTTTTGTATACGTTCGATCGTTCTAGCAAAACGTATATCCATTGATGCTAATGTACCTTTACCTTCAACTCCTTCGTCATATCCTAAAAATGCTTTAGGAATTTTTAAAGCAGCCATCATTTTATGTTTGATATATTCAATATCATCCATTCCGGTAAAAGTCATACCAGGTAACGTATCAATTGATGTTGTAGAATTACCACCACGAACTGGTAAATAATAATCTTCTAACATATTCATTAAGTTAAATTTAAGATTATAATTACCTGTATTTTGATCAATATGTGGAATTTTTTTCATTTTATTGATAATTTGTTCCATAAATGAATCTACTTCATTTGTTGGAATATTACCAATATCAATTTTAAAAATACGTTTTTCTGGTGCGCGCATTATTCTATGAATAAGCATCGCATCTTCCATCATCATTAATTTTTGAAATTCTTTACGAGCTCCTTCTAACATTGATCTACCATATGGTAAAAAGTTAGAATCAGACAACATACGGAAATGTGCCATTTCAAAAACATCATATGTTATATTTGGAGAACCTACATGACGAAATTGTATTTTGTAAACGCCAGTTGCTTCATCATATTCTTCAAAACGTTCTACTTCATAACTAGAAAGTGGTCGAGCTGCTAAAATTCCAATTTCTTCAGCAATATCTAATTTTAAAAAGAAATCACCATATTTCGTCATGTTGCGAATCCAAGTCCAAAGATTGAATTCGATATTTAAAATATCATAAAATAAATTATAAAGTATTTTTTGTATTTTAGTATTATTTGTTTTGATAGTTAAAATATCACCGAATTGATCTGCTAATGTAGATTCATCTGAATATATATCAAGTGCTGAACTAATAATTGGATCGCGATCCATCATTTCATAATCAGCATAAAGTTGCATACGATTTTGATGCATATAGTAGTTGGAATCATATCCTCCCATACCACCTACCATGTGCTTATTAGCACCATGCATTCTTGTATAACGGTCTGCTACTTTAGTTTGATTTAAATTACCAACCCCTTGTAAACGGTTAGTATCAATTACTTTTAATTTATCATTACCATATGCACGTACAATTACATTGGTACTAAATAAATTCTGTAAACGTTTTCTTAATGACGCCATAGTATATTATTTTTAATATAAATATAACTAGTTACAGAAGCCAGGTCAAATTCTCGTTGTTGTGTCCATTATTCCATGTCCACCCATCTGCACCAGGTGCAGCTTTGCCTGTAAATATAACTTGTTGTGAAGATTTTTGAAATTGACCTAATGTTCGTTTATGTAGTTCAATTCCTTGTTGTCGTAATTTTAAAGATGTATCACGAAGCCATAATCCAATACAAAATGACATTACGAGGTCATCATTATATCCGTTCTGTGCTTGAGCTTTTCCATTTAACCAAACAAATACAAATAATTCTTGTATCAAACGTTTGCTTCGAATAACTGGTGTTTTCTCACGCATATACATTTCTAGAGCTGATATCATTAATGGGCGTGTACGAGATGTTGTTGATACTCCAGGAACCATTTGGCTCTTATCA